AGGCAACATTCGTATGAGCAGTTAGGCGGTCACGTCGTCTGTCATATGGATGGTCACATCGAGATGGATGACGGCGTCTTGCGCGTCTTGGAAATCAAGTCGATGAACAATGCCAGCTTCAACAAGTTTGTGAAGCACGGTGTCAGGAAAAGCCACCCTCAATACTTTGGGCAGGTCACGATGATGATGGGTATGGCAAACTTTACGGAAGCCATGCTTGTTGCAGTCAACAAGAACAGTTCAGAGTACCACGCCGAGATCATTGAGTTCGACGAGATCGAGTTCAATTTTCTGCGGGAGAGAGTTGATAGAGCACTGCAAAACAAGACAGCAAAGGTGGCGTCAGACGAAGAAGACTGGCGTTGTCGTGGGTGTTTTAAGCGCGGTGTATGTTGGGGTGATACCCCAGTACCCAAGACTTGCGTTACTTGTCAGTTCTCTTTTCCTACAGAAAAAGGTCTTTGGCACTGTTCAAAGCACGATGAAGAGGCGGAAGCGGCTTGCGCTGATTACCAGCGTTATGCCCCGATGGACAAAGAATGATGGATGATTTTCGAGATTTGCTGAACCTACAAGAGGAACACAATCAGGCACTCTATAATATCGCCCTGCAAGAAAACAAAATTGCTTCGATATTAGAGCGTCTTCAGTTTGTCGATGTTCCAGAAGATGAACACACAAAGGCTTTGGATAAGTTGCGGTTGACGAGAGAAGAGGTCGCCAAGATGGAGTTCGATGCCAGACGTCTGGACAATTACATGAAACGAATTGAATTAGGGATGATGTTTGATGAAACGCGATGAAATTTTAGATGATGCCAGATACAAAATTAACGGGCCAAGAGCAAAAGATTATGGAGATGCTTGGGAAAACCACCAGAACGTGGCAAAGACTTGGTCTGTCATTCTGAAAAAAGATGTTTCGGTGAACGAGGTTTACTTATGTTTGCTCGCGCTCAAGATGTGCAGACTAATCGTTACACCTCACCATGAAGACTCGGCAGTCGACATATGTGGCTACGGAGCCTTACTTGGTGAAGGTAAGATCAAAGACTAGGCTGGCACTTCAATCAACGACAGACGATCAGAAATTCTCTTCGCGCGGTTCGGCGTCTGACTTTTCGCCCACTTGCTGTCTAAAATTTCTTCGCTGAGTTCAGACCACATGTGATCGTTTGCATAGCCCACAGACTTAACGAATTTGCTAAGAGACGGGCGGCCTAATTGGTAACACATATTGGCCAAGCACAACTGAGCTTCTTCTGGAAAACCATCGAAGTCACGGAAGATGATGCGGCAATCGTCCAGCGTCATCTGTATGTCTGCATTGAAACACTCTGTGACGCGCTCCGCAGACACAGGCGCACCCACTGGCTGACTGTACTCAGGGTCTGACTCCAAGACCAAATGCCCCACACCAAAGGTGAGCTTGTTTTCAGAGCACATGTAGGTTTCGTACTTGATACCTTCGTCTGCTTCGAGGTCTGCGCGTAGCTTGTCGATGTTCATTTCTTCATCCCCTTTAGTCCTCTCAAACCGAATGACGCCGCTATGCTGGCGTAAACAGCGTATTGAAACCACGATGGCGTATTAGAAAGAGCCGCAAACCCACGCTCTACAAAAGGTTGGGTAAAAGGCACAAAGCACATCGCAATAATAATGATGAACAGGATCGTCCACGCTTCATCTTTCCAACTATTGTCGCTGGACTTGGCCATGATTTTTTCCCAACCAGCCTCGTGTGTGGCGGCGACCTTCATAACTTCGGCTTCAGCTTCAGCTTTAGCCAAGGCTACGGCAGACTTACTCTTCTGCTCAGTAACCTTTTTCTCCATCCAAGAGCCAGCAAGACTAGCTATTGGGCCTATTAGTGCCTGTATCATCTGTCGTATATCCTCACTTCGTCAGAGTTTACGGTTCGCGGTACGCAGTAGGCAGTCACTCTGTCTCTTGGGTCGAGGTAGGCACCGTACTCATAGTTCCCGTACCTCTTGCTCACTTGGCTTGCGTACCAATTACAATCGTTAATTGACCTCCAATACATCGTGCCAGACTCAAGTCTGCGAGCGTCACCTGTGCCGAGATAAACCAGCAGCAAGAAGGCATCGACTGTCATTGCTAAACGCTCTTGTGTTCATGCCCCATCCAGATGCCGAAGACGCCCGTCATAACGCCCATGACAACAGAAACGAAAGCGGACTGAGAGGCCGTTGGGGAATCTAGCGACATAAACCATTCAGCACATCGCCAAGACATCGCTGTACTGACCAGCATCATAAATCGGGGCAGTATCTTCCAAGCTAGGAACTGTTCGACTGTTATCATTTCCACTCACTTCCCCAAGAGCCGGATGCCCAGCCTCCTGTACCGCCCTTCTCGCCCTGCTCTCCTGCAACTGCGTCGACCACAGACTCGCGGAACTTGCGGTTTCCACCAAGGACTGGGATGCGGGTCGCAACCTCACGAGTAGCCGAGCGTTCTTTGGCGTTTGAGTTGTCACTGTCGTCTGCAAGACCTGCACCGACTTGCATCACGGCGTTGCCCAAGCCAAACGATGGGCCAAGGACTGTCGACCACATCCGCTGCTGGCCATATGCACCGTTGTCTACTTGGCTAACAGCCGAGTGGATGACGTCGCCGAACAAGCCGAGACCGCCCATGACCATCATTCCTTCAACATACCAGCCAAGGAAGTCGTCGACGTCCCCGTGTACCTTCTCGTCATGCCCAAGCGTTTTTGCGATGTTGCGCTTACGAAGGGCTGCGCTTTCTCCGTCGTCACCACCGCGCTGCTGAATAATATCCTTTGCAGACAGCGTAGCCATGCCGAAGGCAGGGCCGAGAGTTGATAGATAGAACAGTGGCTTGAAGTTGCCGTGGTTTGCCTCACTCAGAACGTGGCCAGTAAGGCGTGTCATCATCAGCGGGAAAGACTTGAGCTGGAAGACGAGTGCGCCGATTGGCGTCTGCGCCCACAACGGAATATCGTTCGGGTTCGGCTGGAAGATTGCTTCGTCTGCGAACTTGATGATGCCCATACGAACTGCGTCATCGTTGACCATCAGGTCGTCTGCAACTGCCCTCGATGACAGAGACATGCCACTCTTTGGCCCGTTAGGCAGGAAGTCTTGCATACCGTAACGCTGCAAGAAGCGGTGCGCCGTCTTGTATGCTGCGGGCTGCTCTGCGTAAGACTTGCCAGGGACGAACTTGTCGAACGCTTTTGCCTGCATAGCCGCGAAAGACTCAAAGCCAGTGGCACCAGCAATCGTGCGGTTCATGTCTGTCCACGGTGTCAGAAGCGTAGCGTTAAAGAACGCATGTGATGCCTTGTTATCAGGCGATCCATACATGTGGATCATGCGCTCATGGACGATGTTTTCCATAGCGACGCCTACGTTCTTGAGCATACGGCGGTAGTGCGGGTCTGTGACAGTCTTGCCGAGACCTTTTGCCCAGCTACCAAACTGGCCAGACCGGATGATAGGCAGGACTACGTCACCCAGTGATGTCAGCGTGGTGAAGCCAAGCAGAGTGACGTTGTTTGTCATGCGAAGTGCGCGAGACGCATTGACCACAGACTTCGCGCCCTGCCCGTCCATCGGCTTCTTCATTGCGACCTTCATGGCCTGCTCGATGAACACCTCGTCTTGAGTGGACATGGCATTAGGCTCGCCTTTGAAGTCGTCAAGCGCACCCATGATGCCGTCTACCCTGCGCTGGTATGTGACAGGAGGTTTGCCAGACGGATATAAGTCTGTGAGCATCTTGCGAGCTGCTGCGGAACCTTGAGCTTTGTGAACTTCTATGAGATTTCGTGAAAATTCTCGTGAAGCTGCTTCATTTCCTGTGAACGGCATACGGATTGTGTCTTCAAGTGTGAAGACTTCCATCTTCCCGTCTGGGTTCATGGCGTTGCGGTCAGTTTTGAAGACCTTGTTAGTCGACAATAGCTTGGCAATACCAGCTTCGCCGTCTGATGCTACGAGAAGGTAGTCGTTTACAGCGTGGCTGTTCACGCCAAGAGACTTGGCGTGGACGTTGCGGCGCGATGAGCCTTCAAGGTACTTAACCAGAAGGGCAGAAATGTCGCTCTCCAAGAACTCCTCAAGCTCATCGAGCATTTCAGGGTACTTGTCCAGCTCGATGACACGAGAATAGTCGACGTTCTCAAAGGTCGGGTTCTTTGTCGAACCACGAGCTGGGATGAACACGCCGTCATCACCTTCTTCTGTCAGCTTGAGCATCACTCCGTTGGCAAATGCTTCTGCTTCAGCATTGTCCACGGTTCTTCCGTATGCCGCCGCGTCTACCTTGTAGTATTCAATCATCTTGGTCAGGAACTCAGTGCGACGCTTGGCAATTTTCTTGCCGTCCCAGACTTGCGGCACATAATTCGGGCCACGATCACCGACATGGAAGCCAAGCGCGTTTAGCTCAGACCTCTCATCGGCAAGGGTGGCTCTGATTTGCTTGTAGATAGCCCGTTCCTCAGTAGAAAGAGACTTTTCTTGGCGGCTGCCGTCACCTCGACGCAGTGCTTTGACAATACGTCTGTGGGACGCAGGCTGCTGCTGCCCTACGCCAGCAGTGACCGCTCTAAAGTGTCCGCGTATAATGCCGTCCGCGTCTGGCAAAGCATCAAGAGCGTTCATAATTGGCATGAACTTGCTGGCGAACCGCTGGTTCAGGTCTGGGAAGTGGTTTTTGTACCAGTTGCCAAGGTAGTTTGCGCCCATAGACTTCATGCGCTCTGACTGAGATTGGAAGTAGGTAAAGTAACTGCGCTTGCGAACTGCTTGCTCCTCGCCAGCAGTCAGATTGCGGTTCTTAACCATGCTCATAATCGCGCCAGTCAGTGTGCCGTTCGTGCCTTGCTGCTCCAGCACTTCGCCAAACTGGCCAGCAGGGACTTCGTCGACCTTGTTGATCTGATTGGTGATGATAAGGTCTACGAGATCGCCGACTGTACCTTTGGGTATTGAGGTTGCTTCTGTTTGGTACATACGCAGGTCACTGGCATTGAACTCTTCAGCGTCAATGTGCTTGGCCTGCTCTGCATCGAACAGAACCATTGTTTTGTGGGTGACTTCATCTGCGCCAAGTCTTGGCTCTTGTGATGTCTCAGTCAGCCTATCCGCAGTCAGGGTGTTACGATGGTCGGTAATCATCCCATCGTGACCCATGTCTTTGAGTATCTGATTTAGTGCAACGCGTGGGTTGTATGAACCGCGCAGACTCTCATCAAGTGCTTCGGACATCATGCGATAAAGCATGTCACCAGATACTGCACCTTCAGCGGCCATCTCTGCTTCAAAATACCTAAACGCCTCAACACCGATGTCTTCATTCTTCAGAAGCTCATCGAGGAACTTCTGCACAAATGGGTCTTCTATCTCGTATGTCTTGGTATTGCTGAAGTCTGCTGGGGTCTTCAGCGAAATGACCATTGGCATGACTTCGGGGTCTGTAGTTAGACCAGCTTGCTCCATTGTTTGAACAAGCTCGCGCTCCAGCTTCACGTTCTCAGCTATCTCATCTGCAAGGAGATGAGCTTCGACTGAGTCACTGCCGTTTATAACCGAAATGTCTTGATATTCG